TGAAACACACTTTCCCAAGATGCTGAAGAAAAGTGTGGATAAAGGTCTACTGCCCGAATATCAAGTGGCAGTCCGGAAACGAAGCATTGATCTTTGCAAGTCTCGTGGCATTGCATTAGACATCGGTGCCAACGTGGGACTATGGAGTCGAGATTTAGTTAAGAATTTTGCCAAAGTTATCGCATTCGAACCAGTGGGATTATTTAGAGAATGTCTGGAAAAAAATGTCTCAGGTGATAATTTTTTCATCAGTCCAATGGCACTAGGAGATCAGGACAGTCGAGGAACCATGATCATAACTGAAGAGAATAGTGGGCATAGCCATTTGGATCCTGCTAGCATGGGCACCGGGGATGTGCAGATTGTACGTCTTGACAATTTAAATTTGCAGGGTGTGGACTATATAAAGATTGACTGCGAAGGTTATGAATATCGTGTGTTGCAAGGTGCAGAACAAACAGTAAAACGCTGCCGACCCATCATGGTGATTGAACAGAAACCGCACGATGCTTACAGCAAAGAGTACGGGCAATTTGCTGCTATTAAATTGTTGGAATCCTGGGGCATGGTCAAACTAGATCAAGTCAGAGATGATTGGATCATGGGATGGATGTAGAAAACCCATCCAAGGGTGCAGAAGATTCCGCAGCCTGGAATCGCAAATGGTCTCACGAACGCTATGTGACCAAACGCTGTGCCAGCTTTGAAATTGTTGATGCATATTTAAATCAACCCGTCGGTAGATTGCTAGATATAGGATGCGGATTTGCTTACGACAGCAGATGGTTCAACGAAAAATATGGCACAGAACTTTGGCTGTTAGATGGAGATGCTGGTGCCAATGCTGCCAAGTCAGAATCAGCCAGTTATGGCAACTGGAATACCACCAGCAGTGAGCTAAAGTTTTATCACACATTTGAATTTTTAGATTCAAAACTACAAGAGCTAGGTACAAAGAATTATCACCTTGTCGATGCTAACAATATCAACATACCTGATGATGTTAAGTTTGATGTCATAACCAGTTGGCTCAGTTGCGGGCATCACTATCCTGTAAAGACTTACATAGAACTCATGAAGAGACATTCACATGCCGGCACTAGAATTATTTTAGACATTAGATGCAAAGGCACTGAAACCAATTTCATTGGGGTAGATGGATTTGAGATTGTTAATGTGGTATCCAACGCTGGAGGCAAGAAAAGAGCCACTGTGGAGATACGATTGTTATGAGTCCTTATTACCAAGAGTCTGTTAGGCTGGGCACCGAGTTCCAAAAGAACAACAAGAACTGGGCCGGATATGATGTGGTCAAATATCAAAAAAAGATAAAACACCTGGTGGATCGATACGGGGCCAAAACCATATTAGATTACGGCTGCGGCAAAGGATTGCAATACAAGGAAAAGTTACCATACGGGCAGTTACCCGGAGATCCAATTCCGCTAGATGAATGGAAAACATTTGACGAATATCTTGGCGTCACAGTGTATGCGTATGATCCATGTGTGGCAGAACATAACCAACTGCCCGATCCGTCGGTCAAGTTTGATGGTGTGATCTGCACACAAGTGCTCAACAGCATACCGGATGATGACATGCCATGGGTTAGAGATCTATTACAGCAGCATTCTGCCAAGTTCTGTTTCATTGGTGTGAATTTCCAACGCGAAGCCAAGGATAAAAAAACCATGTATGACCCTGAGTATTTTAGATTGCCACGTACCAGAGAATTCTTTCGCAGCTACTACAACAATTGGTCGGGCAGTGATTTGTTCTGGTGGTGGAAGGATAGACCTTACTACAACGCATGGGCCGATGATCAATTGAGTGGCACATGGCAAGACGTGCCCGAGCAGTTCGAAGGCAAATACAAGTACATAGAGGTCAATCACAGATGATAATCAATCAAGAATACAAAGATCAATTGGCTGCTATGCATAGTCAAGGACAATTTGTTAGAGGTAGCAAAATACTATCTACAATAAATCCGTTCCTTAAACAATATCAGCCCACAACCATATTAGATTTTGGCTGCGGGCACGGTGCTCTCATGCACAGCATTATGGAGGCTTATCCAAATACAACGGTAGATGGGTACGATCCTGGATCAGCAACACATAGCGAAATGCCTGTTCAGGACTTTGATTGTGTGGTCAGTGCAGATGTGTTTGAACATATTGAGCCCGAACATCTAGATCAGACATTGGCCCTGATTGGTCAAAAGATGCAGCGCGTGGGATGGTTCCGTATTGCCTGTTACCCAGCTAAAAAAGTATTGCCCGACGGACGCAATGCTCATCTCATCGTAGAACAACCTGCATGGTGGCGCGAGCGGTTGTTAAGAAACATGTCCGTCGAGATTGTGAATGAAGTAATCAGTGACTTTGACAAAAGTCACAAATGGCCCGATGTTAAGGGCTGCAACTACGATGTGACCGTGCTGCGAGTCAAGTAAGGCAAGAACTTTTGATAGATGCGGCCTTCCTTGGCATCATTGTCGCTCCAATGTGCTGCTGCTAGGTCATTGATCCATTGTTGCCGATCAAACTGCTCCGGCGATTCGATCTTGGCAATATCTCGGTTGGCCACTGCCCAACTCACACAGCTGGCATCATCTACAAATATAGGTATGCCGGCGCAGGCCGCCGCTACACTAGCACTACTGTTGAAGAATACCGCAGCATGTGCTCGTTGCAAATTGTCTGTGAGTCGGTCCGTTGATGGTTCTAATACCTGCACTCCAAGATGTGTTTGATAATGTCTAGTTCTGAACTGCAAAAAATCTGTTGGCTTGTACGCACCCGGATGCGGGCGTACCATGATAGTGCGGTCTGTATATTTTCTTATTTCGGCAATTTTTTGTGTTAGCCATACCAATGGATCCAATGCTTTCATGGCAAATCCACCATCGCGTTGCATGCAGATCAACACATGCCCGCCAGGATTTGTTTGTGGCGGGTCTAATGAAATGCCCAATACTTGACTGATCTCTTGCCATTTGCTACTGTCGCTGTTGCGGTTGGCATATTCTGCTCGATCATAGAACGGACCATCTAAACTGTAACGTAGATAGCTGCTGGCATTGTCTAGATACTTCCAACAACTGGCATCAATGCACATGGTATGGAATCCATGTCGGCGTTGTTGTGCTATGATCTCTTTTCTTAAGACTATGTTTGGCCCACCAGTATTGGTAGTGGCCCAGCCCAGCATCAACGCCAACCGACTGGGAGTATATCTGTGAGCAGTCTCCAGTACAACACTGTGACCCAGTTTGCTCACCCCAGCAGCAAAACTTTCCAGGCATTGTGTTTTTCTAACATGCTTTTGGAAGTTAGCCACACTAGAAATATACACCACAACATCAACCATCGTTTAATATGCGCCAGGCTGTGCCATCGCGCATCTCCACTTCAGTGAATTGACAGTAGGCTATGTGTCTAGCCCAGGCTGAGATCTCGTCGAGATTGGGTCTTTTGATAGTTTCAATATCAGAGATACTGGTGCTGCATACTGCTGCGGCTGCATTGGGTCCTAGTGTGATAGCAGGTTTGCCAAACAAGATAGCCTCGCCGGCAGCGATACTGCTGTATGTGATCAAGCAGTAGATATCCTGACTCAAGGCCATTTCGATTGTGTCGTCATTGATTCGTGTGCTGCGACCCTGCTTGCGACGGATCACAACTTCTCTGTCTGTGTGGACACCAATCTCGGCCAGTGTTTGATTGAGCCAGGTCTCGAGATCTATGTCATAGAGATTCAGCAGTTTCTGGCTGGGAGGTGCCAGTAATATTTTGCTGCCATCGGCACGTACTTTTTTCAGACTCACACCAGTTTGATCAAATCTATCTGAAGGCCGTTCTCTCACAGGGCCAAAGTTCTGCACATCATTGCGTGTGATACGATGATAGTTTTTCTTCTTTCCGTTGCCAAAGTAGCCGGTGTCAATGTAGTAAAAATCTCTACCGGTGGCCTTGCAGGTGTCCATCTGTTTGCGTTTGGTTATTCCACGCAGCACCACCGGGGTCTTTGTGAGTTCTTCTTTTGACCAGGTACTGATCTGGCCGCCAGCACCTTGCACAAAACTTTGTAATATAGGATCGTACATGTGACCTTTTCTTTCATATCTGTATTCGCTATCCAGTGCCACTATGCGATCAACTGGTAATTCGGCAATCTGTTGCATGAGTGTTTGCTGTGTGATGCCATAGTACAGCCCTTCAGGGTCCACACGGTATTTCAAAATATCGTCAAACAGCTTTCGTATTTCCGGAACAACCATGTCCAAGACATGTTTTTCTGTTGGAGGCAAATCAAGTTCTTCGTCTGACATCATGTTCTCTGTTGGCAATGGTCTGTGAGTGAGCGTTCGGCATGCCAATGTTCATTCATTGGTGTATCTCTGAATTCATCAAAGCAAGGTGTACCTAGTGTGTAGTGCAA